GATTAACGACTGCTCAAGTGAAGTTTCGTTAAGATCTGCAGCTACTGCTAGTACATTCGAGAATGTACCACCTGTTGCTAATGGGTGATCAGAAGCTATTAAAGGCTTCCCATCTCCACCAGTTACCGCAGTAAATTGTGCTTGGTTAAGCACGTTTGCAGCTTTAACTTGCTTCGTGTTTGACATAGATCTTGCAAGAGCTCTTGTGTATCTTGCAGCTAATCTGTCATATAGGTTATCTTCGATTGCTTCTTCAGTGATTGAAAATGCTAAAGCAATTGTTTCGTGGTTGTATCTAGCTGTGAAAGTTTCACCTGCTGTATCAAACACTACTCCAGCACCCTCTTGTTTAGTTGGTGCAGAAGCAAAACCGCTTAACATTACTTCTTCTTCAAAAGCTCTGTCAGATGTTTCAGTAGTGAAAATCTCCGCATGTTGATTTTCATATCTACTATATTCCAGGCCGAATAAAGCATTCAAACCTGGCTCTAGTTCTTTAACTAGTTGTGATCGTGATATTGCCATAGTTATTCTCCTTTATTACGCTATACCTGTTCCACTTCTGTAGAAGTGGTTGTTGATTCTAACAAGAATATTTGCGTTTGCCGAACCAGTGTCAGAGTTTTCTGGATCTTGACAAATATCAATCGCTTGAATAGCGAATGTAGTTGCAGTTCCTGAAACACTAACGTCTAGTTGTTGTTTCGATAATCCTGTTGTAGTCACACCTGTTGTATTTGTAACAGAATAGTTCTTGTACAGATCAGCTCTTGTGAAAGCCTCATCAGCATCTATCAAGAATACTGCATCTGGATCGTCAATGACGAATGCAGTAATATCACTAGCAGCGATACCGCCAGGATAGAAATTACTGAATGTTGGTTTCTTCGTAGTTGGGTCTGTGTAAAAACATCCGTTAAAAACACCCACAACAGCATCCGATGTGTTAGGACCATGTCTTTGGATATTACCAGTTCCTAATGGTTCAACCATTTCTCCTTGGAATATCGCATCTGAATATCCTGACGCAATCGTATATCTGTTTTGAGCTCCAACTAATGGTGTGCCGTCTAGTTTTCTGTAAGGTCTTAGACCAAACTTTTCACTTACGTTTGCCATGTTATGTTTCTCCTTTTAACAGTTTACGTTAAACCCTAATGGCTATTGCAAAATTATTTTTTGCTTCCACCACCAAAGGTCACTTTAGACTGCCTATCAATATTGATCGGCATGTCTGGGTGCTGTTCCTTCATAAGATCATTGTCCACCGCATTCATTCTGTCTTGCGTAAGTCTTTTAAAATACTCCGCACGGCTTTCCAAAATCTCATTTGGTATCCTTGCCAGCACAAGGCCCCCAATTCCAATACACCCCTCGTATTTACCTTCGGTATAGTAAGGATACTTGTTAGTGCCGATCTCGTTTTGTACTTGTTCGACTTTTACAAATTCCCAACCTTCCCTCATTTTTTTAGATACATTAGCTGTATCTTCAAAACCTTGAACGGTAGTACGAATCCATCTATGGCTGTACCCGTTCGGTGCAGGTGGCGCATCCAAACTGGATGGTGGAGCCCAAGCTTTTTTGGCTTCTTTCGTTACCTTTGTCTCAGACTCTCGTGAAGTTCTCTTAATTGTACTCATTATTTATCCTCCTTCACGTATCTAGCGTATTCCTCTAGTGGCACCCCTAATCGTTTAGCAATAGCTACTTGTGACTTGGTGAGTTTCACAGTTCTGCGTCCTTGTTGACTACGACCAGCCGAAGCAACCGTTTGGACGGGTTTCGGTGCTTCTTTTTTAGGCTCGTCCTTAGTGTTATCAAAACTTTCAGGAAAATACTTCCTTAGTCTTGAATTAACTTCATTATAATACTCATCACTGTCCACTTCAATACCCTCTTGAGATATATTATTATGTATTGTGATAGCAGCATTAGTCATGACCTCATCAGTTCCAAACCATTCATTTTCCTCAGCCCACTTCTTAGCTCTAGGTGTAATTTGTGTTTGTTGTGATGATTCCGCTGTTTGAGGTTCAGCTTGTACGTTGTTTGTTGTTTTTTTAGTTTCTTCTTCTTTTTTTTGTTTTTCTCTATTAGATAATTCTAATCGAGCCTTTTCTTTTTCAACAGCCAATTGAGTCAGCTTATCATTTGCCTCCATAATTTGTGAAGCATCATTAGACTCAATAGCTTGTTTCAAAGCCACTTTAACTTGTTCTCTTTGCGCATCTACTCTAGCATCAAATTCTTTAAGATACTGTTCGTCAGATTCTTTAAATTTAAGAGAGGTTTGGTCGTATTTTTTTTGCAAACCTTTTGCAAAATCAAGAGCTGCTTTTTCTCTTCGTTCAGCTTCTTTCTTTTGAAAAACAAGTTTATCTATTCTTTTTTGATAATCTCTTCTTGATTCTTGTAAGTTTGGTTTTTCTTCAGTTTGTGTTTCTTCTTTTGTTTCTTGTTTCGGTTGTTCTTTTTCTTCTGTTATTTCAATTTCAGGTTTCTCTGATTTTTCTTCTTTAGGTTTTGAATGATCAGTATAACCTAAATCTACTTCACCTAAATTTAAGTTAGGTTCTTTTTTAGTTTCTTCTTTTTGTTCGAGTTCAATACTTTCTTCTTTTACGTCATCAGTATCTAACTCGACTTCTTTTTCTTTGGCTAATAGAGCTTCCGCACTATAGTCTTTTACTTCTGCCATGTTTATCCTCCTTTAAAATAAATGGAGAATATCTTCTGGCTTACCTATAGTTCCTATGATCTCGTCATCGTTTAATATACGGTGTTCTCCGTACTTAGTCTGAAATCTACTTCCAGCATATCTGCCATAAATGACAAATTCGCCTTCATTACACCAAGCACCTTTTGGAAATTTTTCTTTATCTTGATAACAAAGGTCACCCATTTTTACAACAAGTCCAACAACAGTAGTCATTTGAATTTTGTCTTGAGTTTCGTCTGCTAAGATAACACCGCCTTTTGTTTTTGCTTGGCCTGACCATGGTCTTACAAGCATACGGTATCCTACAGGGTTTGGTATGATTTCAAGATATTTTTTGATGCCTTCTGGATCTGTTGGAATTTGTGATTTTACCTCTTCCTTATTTTCTTTCGAACCGAAATCTGTAAGTTTAGGTTTAATCAGTTGTACCATCGTTATCCTCCTTGTGCAGGTTTTTAATATCCTGAAGCAGCGTTTCTAATGCGCTGAGTCTGCCCCTAGCATACATTAACTGAGATTCCGTTTCAACCCCATAGCAGATATGATCCTTGACATCTTTAATTTGTCGTTTGGCCACATTTTCAATTTGTTCTTTAGTGTGAGGATCTAACATTTTTCTAAACAAACTTTATGTTTTCCTTTTTCGTAAATTTTAAAATCCCAATATGAAGTTGCAGCTCTAATAACTTCGAAATTACATAATGTAAAATCATCAATTATAATTCTTGTACCTTTTCTAGATCTTTCTGCAAACCAAAGAGCCTCTCTTAAAATATCTTTTGTAGTGTGTGGACCATCAAGAAATACTAAATCATAAATTGTTTTACTTAAATTAAATATATTCATGTACTCAATATCGGTCATGTTAAAAAATTTAAAATTAGGATTTGTTGCAAAGTCTTTTACCATTTGATCTCGCATATTATTAGAATATGTTGGTGCTTCTGAAGTCCATACACCATCTCTTTTCCATCGTGGATTATTATCAAAATGGTCATATTTAAGATCACCGTAAGGATCTATTGCATAATGTTGATATTCAGTTTTCCCTATTCTAGGACTAATACTCATCATTATTATTTGTGAACCCAAACCTTCTCTCACACCAACTTCACAAGTAGTCACTGTTTTAGGTTCTTCATAAAATGGTAATGTCTCGCACCATTTTTTTAATAATTCATATTCGGAGCTATCTCCACGAATCATATTTTAAATTGTTGTAAGATTTGTAATTTTTCTTCAGCGTGAGCAATCTTTTCAATTAATTTATCTATCTCATCTAGATGTTGTGGATGTTCTCCTATAGCAACTGGTTTTTCTAAATAAATTTGCACTGTTGCATCCGCCTCTGATATTTGTGCGTTATACCTATCCTCTAATGCATTTATAAGAGTAGATCTTAGACTCATAGTGAATCTATATACTAATAAAAAGGATGTGCAATACTTTTTATTTTACCTTGTGCTCTTAACTTTTTAAGATCCCCTTTTGTCATTTGTTGAAGCTGCTCTACAGAATATTCATTCTTTTCGAACATTTCTTCATGTGGATCTTTTTGAACTTTTGGCTTAAATAAATTTTTTATCCAATTCCAAATCATTTCTTCCCTCCATTACGAAATATTTGTGTTCCCTTAATTCCATAAATGCTCGCCACTACAAGGATCCACAGATTTGTGAACCATCCCGGTAGCTGCGAGAACATCTCAAAAAATAATTTTACTTTGTCCATCGCAGTTGGATCATCCGATATCACTGCATATGCAAGCACCAACACGGGCAAACTAAGAATTATCAAAACGGCCTCGTCCTTCCAGTCCGACTGTCGGGCCTCTAATAATTTTCCCTGATAAGCTTCCTCTCCTCGTGCTTGTCTTTCTGCATGTAATAGTTGTGCATCTGACATTGCCATCTTAGCTTTTTGTTTGTTTGCGTAAATTTTTGATCCTGCAGAAACTGCAAGTTTAATTGCTGAAAACCACATTATTTAACTCCTATAAATTTAGATCCTTTTATTGCTGCACCCATACCTCTAATACCATCAGGTCTATGAGGGCAAGACATACTATTCATTTTTCCACTTTTCATTTTTATTGGAGGAACTTGTGGATTAGGTCCTCTCTTAGGAGGAGGTCCACTTGAAACCCCTCCTGAATTGTAAGCTTGAAATGGAAAAAAATTAGATGGAGCAGCTGTCTTAGTTTGTGTTTGTGTTTTTATGGGTGTATTGCAAGGAGGTAAAGTACCATCTGGACAACGATTTTGTCCACTACCCTCTCCACCAATTGTTTTAATTTTTTTAGGTTTACTTATTATTCCAGCTCCTTTTAAATAATCTTCACCTTTCTTACTCATTACATCAATTGGTTCTCCTGTAAGTCTGTAATAATCTTTTGTAGTTGGTAATGATTTTGGTTTTCCAAAAAAAGTTTCTCCTTTTGCTTTTTGTAATCTACTTTTTTTTGTTAAAGGATCAAAAACAAATTTTTTTGCTAATCCAAATGCAACTGAACTTGGACCTATGATTGGAACACCTGCTATTGTTTTCGGACCACCTCCGCCACCACTTGTAGTAGTTGAAACTTTTTTTTGTTTAACTCCACCGTCACCACCAGCTGCAGCTACATTTTTTGCATAAACGGATCCTTTACCTACAGCACTAAAGTCAGCTTTAGAGGTACTTTTTTTACCATAATCTCTGGCATCCATTCCTCCACCTCTAAATTTTCTAACTCTTCTCATTATTTCTTTTTACTCCTTGCAAGTTTTATTTTTTCTTCAGCAATTCTAATTCTTTCAGCTGCTTGATCTTCATTATTTTCTAATTTCATCTTCTCAATATCTAATTGTTCTTCTATTTGATTTTCTTTTATATCCATATTCATCATAGCCTCATCAGATCTACGCTGCATGTCCATAGCTCTTAGATCTAACTCTCTTTGTTTTAACATTACAAGAGGATCTTGTTTTTGCCCCATGGCTTCTGATTGAGCTAGTTCAATTGTTAATTGTGAAACTCTATTCGCTATCATTGCATTAATTTCTATTTGTGCACCTTCTGGGTCTGCTTGTAATCTACCTTGCATTATAGGATCATTAGCAATAGCAGCTCCAACTTCACCTTGAGCTTTTAATGAAACGTGTTCAGATATGTGTGCTTGCAATGCAGTATAAACTTGTGGGTTAATTTGAACCATTCTAGTAGACATAAAAGCTCTATGAGCATTAATATGTGCATCATGATCTTGTTCAGGAAATGCTTTTAATGGTTTCATGGCCAAAACTTCCATATTCTCTGTTGCAGGATCTTTTGGCATAGGTCTTTCTAATGGTTTTAGTATTTGATCTATATCTTGAGTCCCTAATGCTTCATATACTCTTCGATATGCCTCTCTCAAGTTGTGCATCATAGGATTTGACATAGCAATCTTTAAATTTTCGTTTGCTAACGTCACTCTTTGCGCCATACTCATGATATTTGGGTCAGCAACTGGGATTACGTCTACTCTATCATCAAAATCAGTTTGTTTTACCGCTTGATCTGCACCGTATACTGAATATGGGTAGATTGGTGGTAAATATGTTGCAAAAACTTTAGATAAAAGTCTAAATTCTCTTCTCATTGAGTAGTAACATCGCTTGTGTATAGCACTCATAACTCTCGAACCACGTTCCAAGAGTGAAACAGTGGTACCAACAGCTCTATTTTGCATATCATTGCCTGTATCCATGTTAGTAATCGCTGCAAACTTCTGTCCTGCTTGTACAACAAAGCCCATTAGTTGGTATAATGTAGCTGATGGCTCCTTAAATGGTAAAATTTGAAACTGATCTTTGATATTTCCTCCTGGTGCGTCCACATCTCTAAACTCTCCCGGTTGAAATGGTTGATCATCGTCACGAATTCTTATACCTCTAGACTTAAATCCAGCTGGTAAGTTAGATAATGTACCCGCATCGAGTAATTGTCTTAAAGATTGTGTAGCAGTTCTACTTAAACCACCAATCATATGTGTTAATCCAAAGCCATAAAACCCTAAACCTGGTAAAAATTTAAAATGAACAAAATATTCTTTACGTTTTTTTAAGTCATCTCCAATATCATAGTTACGATATATAGATAAAATCTGTCCTGATCCTTCATCAATAGTTACGATGTAAGGAACTTTAACTTGTTTGTCTGCATCTTGCATTTCAAATTCTTCTAAATTGCAATCAACATGCATTTCTAAAATAGAAAAAGAATATTGTTTGTCTCCACCTGGAGTAACACCTTCTAACTCTTGATATTTTTTTTCTATTTCAGTTGGACCACTAGATGTTGGTTTTAATTCAACATCTCTATAAAAACCAGCTTGTTGTTTTTTTAAAATTTCATTCTCACCCATTTTAATTACGTGAGTAATTCTTTCACAATCCATTAAATCTGTAGCATAATATGGGACTACTAAATCTTCAGCTGGTATAAATTTAGATACAGCTCTTTGCATAACTTCATCGTAATAAACTTTTTTAAATGCTGATCCCGCTAATGCTAAATAGAATAATAATTGATCAAACTCAGGAGTATACTCTTCCATCTCCTCAGTAATCATGTAATTCATAAAATCTTGAACACGCTGCGCTTGATTTATTTTTTGATCATCCTCCATCCCCAAGACTCTTGTTCTTACAGGTCCTGAAGATGGAAGTAATTCTTTATAAGCTTGCGCTTGAAATTGTGTAACAGCTTCTGATAAAAGTGGATGAGTCACGGATGCCGACCCTCTAAATGGTCTAGTCATCTCAGTGTGTTTAATTCCAAGTAGATCTAAATTATTTGTATAAGACGTCTCCCAATCTTTTCTTGAAACTCTATCCTTTTTATAATCGTCAAGTAATTGATTAGACATCCTCTGAAGGACTTCATCTGACATGTCTTCCGCAATGTTTTTATAAAATGCATCAGCTGCGTTTTCAACAGCAGCCATTACATCAGAATCTGTTTCCGTTTCAGATTCTACCTCAACATCAACTTCTTCAGTGTCAGGAGTTTCAATCTCCTCTTCAATCACTTTATCGATTTCAGCCATTAATATAGTTTAGTAGGTTTCATTCCTTGTATTGCCATTCCACCACCACGAGCTCTAATCATTTTTCCTCTTTTAGCTCCATCGAAAGCTCCTAATCCAACGCCACTTTGCATAGCATCAAACTGACTTTCAGATTTAGGCATTAGAGGTGATAACATACCCTTGTCTTTTCTTTTCTTAACAATTTTAAATTGCTCTGCTTTTTTAGCTTTTGCTGCAGATACTTTTTCTTTTATTTCTCTTGGTAAAGCATCTTTATCTATTGAGATTTTAGTTGATTTACCAACTAAACTTGATTCAGGATTTTTTAAATCTTTTACAAATTTAGGTTTTATTCTTTTTCCAATTTGAGTGCTTTTTTGTGCATCTGATACAGTTGCTCTATCCTTAGCAGCACCCATTCCCATAAGTTTTGAAGCACCGTATAACGCTGCTGCTCCTGCTAGTGCTCTAGCTAATTTTCTTTTTTTTGACATGTCTTTTCTCCTTTTAATAATATACGTATTTACGTTGTCTATAACTTTCTACCTCATCCTCGTCAGAATAAGTTGTTATAAACGAACCTTGCCGATATCTTAACATAGCTTGTGTAGTGCTGTCCACATAATCGTCATGTTCTCCATGAGGAAACGCTGCACACTCTTCAATTACTTCATGAGCAAAATGCTCATCTCTAGGATACCAAACTTGTTCAGACTCAAATATTGGAGCACATGCATTAACTCTTGAATGTTTATCTTGTCCTCGACCTGGAGTGTAATCCATAACAGGAATACCCATTCTTCTAAATTCTTGTAATAAACTTTGTCCACTCGCTTTAGCTTCAATGATTACAGTTTCAGGTTGCCAATATTTATATTGATCGAGAGCCACCATTTTTAATTCAGGAAAATCGTATTTACCTTTGATAGCATCAATTAACATAATAGCATCGGGCCCTGATTCGCGGGGCGTGAATATTCCCCATGTGGTGATTGCAGAATAATCGGCAGTTTCTTTTTTACTAAACGCAGTATCATATGATTGTATGACATGTTTTAAAACTGGCATGTCCCCTTTCCATGGCTGCCACCATTCACGTTTTAAAATGGCACCTTCTTCTGAAGTTGGATTTTGCATATATTGAGCAGACCAATTACGTATGGATAAGGACGCCTTAACTTTTTCTAATTCATCGAGAGCCCAATATTCAGGCCACACGGGTCTCGGCTCTTGGTCCTCGTCTAAGATTGCTGGAAAAGAAATTTTTTCCCACTTGT